GAACGGGCTCGTATCAACGAAACACGCATCATCCTCTTTCTTGGCGATTGCCTCACCGAAAAGCTGCGTCAGGTAGGGCACGAGCGGACGAATGGCATCCTGCTGGATCTCCATTGTCAGCTCGTCAACCGCCGCGAGCTTTTTGGCCTCTAAGGTGACTTGGCGGAACGTCGCGCTCGACGCCGTAATAGTCGCGTCCTCGTCCTCGAACGTAACCGAAGGCCCAGCCGTATCGACCGGAATCTTCAGCGTCAAGGAAGTCATCGGAATACGGTCGAACACCCGCCGCGCAACGCCGTGCTTCTCGATGATGTGAACGATCTGGTTATCCAGCGGAGTCGGTACAGTAGCACCGCCTTTAGCAGCGGTAGTTGCCTCCTGATCCGCACGCGACTCGAAGCCGAGACTGCGGTTGTAGAGGTTCGTCATCCAATCCGAGAACGCACGCTCGTGGCCCTCGTCGTTGTCCGGGTAATACTCGTTCAGAACCTCAAGGCCCTCTGCCGCCGGTCCCGCGTTCTCAATGGCCTCAAGGCGTCGCTTCTGCTCCTCGATGACCTCGCCAAGCTGGCTGAACTCCTTCTTGGCGTCCTCAAGCTGCGATCCGTACCGCTGCTCGATCTGTGCGATGCCCTCAAGCAGCGCGTCCGCTTTCTGTTCAAAAGTTTCCGGTGCCGCCTTTGTCTCAGGCGTTACCTTAGTTTCTTCGCTCATAACTAATCCTCCTTAGCGCGTAGCTAGCCGCCGTTACTTGGACGGCGTTACCTTGGATTTTCGCTTGCCGCTTTTCGTCTTACTGACCTTCATGTAAGCCTTGGGTTTCCCCGGCGATTTACCGAACCCAGTGCCAGCACCAGTGCGGCCCCAATCCTTGAAATCAAAACTATCCATTTGTTTTCCTCTCGTCTCGGTCATGAGGTGCGCTACGCGCTCCAGACCATTAGTCCTTGGGCAAACGCGCAAGAACCGAATCAATCCACGCCGTCTGATCGCCGCTAGGCGCGGTAGGCGTGTTTTTATCAACTAAATTACGACCGGCACTGCGATGTGCCATCTCAGTCACTTTATTCAACACCTCGTCGAATCGGTCCATGATACTCGATAAGTCGTCTGACCTTTTCTCATCATCTGGTGCGGCAACCTCTTGCTCCGGCTCCGGTGCCACGTCCTCAGCGACTTTTTCGGCTGAGTTGACGACGCTGTTGATGAGGTCAGTCGCTTGCTGTAGTTTTCCGCGATTGGCGCGATTCAGCACTGCACCAGCTCGCTCCGTCGCAGCCTGTACATGAGAAAGGAAGTCGTTGTAGTCGCCTTCCGACAGATTCCGAATGTCGAACTCTGTCATGGCCGCGATGGTTTGAATAACCCCACGCTGTTCTGCTAACGCTGCGCGCAATGCCTCGGTTTCGTCCGATTCTTCGGCCATCGTTTGCGGTTGCTCAGTAGATGGCGCGCTCAACTCATAGGACGAAGGCACTTGCACCTGCACAGGATCGGCGTTCTCGATCCAGTTCATGACCTCACCACGCAATTTATCAATGTCCTCTACGCCACGAATCTGATGTGCGTTCATAGCGTGATTGTACGTCATTAGCTCGACGTGGTTTGCGGGGACAATGCCGTCACGTAAAGCTAGAGTAAGAGCATCAGCATTGCCCGGAACCGGGACCGGCGACAGCTCAACAAGCTCATTGCTCAGTAAGTCAACCGCTTTCATCTCTTTGTTGAACTTGCGCTCAGACGGAATAAATCCAGCACTGATCCCCTTGAGGAAGCCGTCACGGGTCAGGCGATAGACAGTATCCGCGAACTCGTAAGTCTCTTTCTTGGCAAACTGAATGTTTGCGCGCAGAACCTCGTCATCCTCGCGGACATTGATAGCTCGCCCGATAGGGGGCATCTGTTTGTTGTGCGCCCAGAGAACGACGGGATTCTTCGTGTAGTTATCAAGATTCCAGCCAAGCACTCGTGTTCGGTAACGATCAACCCCGCGTGTGGACGCAACGTACTCAACGACACGATCTTCCTCGGAAAGAGTGCGGATCTCTACGTCGAGCGAGCGCTTTTCGATCTCGCTTTTATGCTGTTCCATCTTTTCTTCTCCCTTTAGGCAACAGGCAGCGTCAAACACGCACACCTAGCGCGATAATCTTGCGCGGGATACGCAATGCCATTGCTAAAATCTGCGCCAATGTCGCGTATTTCCCCGTCATTGACATGGTTACATGAACCCTTCGATCTCGAAGCGATCCACTGGTGTTTCTTTATGCCGCATGAGGCCATTCCCATGAGGCGACCCGCATTGAACACATGGGCTACTTCCATGTGCGCCAGTTGTTTCAGTTTATTAGTGACGCCACGGATGATTTCCTTGGCATCGGAGTTTGTATCTTGAATCTTACGTAAGACCACTACGGGCGTTTTACATAATCGCTCTACTAGACGGTTGTAGGCTAGGCCGTCCACTTGATCTTCTAAGTAGAAAGCATCGGCTCGGCTGAGTTCATCGAAGACGCTCTGGCCGCCTTTTTCCAGTATGTCGCCTACCTGAGCCGCTACCAACTTCTTGAACTCGTTGACCTCGTAAGTCTCGTCGAGTTCATCGCCACGAACGACGCGCCCACGTAACTCGAACATATACCGCGACATCTTGCGTTCCATTTGAGATGTCATGCGTTTCAGGATTTCTCGGTAACTGTCGATATAGATTTGTCTATCTTCGTAGGTCGATGGATCTATTGCATCCTGTGCGATTGCACGGTCCTTGTCGGTTGATTCCGCGTCGCCCTTTTTCTCGGCCTGCTCTTTCTCTTTTATGATCGACTTGTCGTCTTTTATCTGCTGTAGCCCGGAGGCGGCGGCAACGTCAGCGGGCACCATCGAAATCGGTATCCACCACTTTTTTTGCCACTCGTGCTCATCGAACGGGAGACGGAACGCCGAAATCAGTTCGGCTAGCGGAACGCCCGCCTTGTTGAGTTCGATCGCCTGAGTGATTTGCTCTGAGATCGCCTCGCGCAATCCGGGTGCCTCCCGCGTCTCGAACACAACCGTCAGTTCAGGTGCGTACTTAGCGAAGAACTGCGCGTCTAGCGTATCCTCGATGTACCTGACCTTTGGCAACCAGTTCGCGTCAGCGAACAGGCGCATTTCGACTGACGCCGTAGAGTAGTTGCTGTTATTGGGGTCGTTTATCAGAAGACCCGGAACACCATAGACAGCCGCTATCTGCTCACGGCTAAATCTGCGCTGCTCTAGGTATTCCATGTCAGCCTGACCTAAACCGACCTGCTGATAGGACCAATCACCCGCTAAGACGGCAGTGCGGTGTGATTGATTGACTCCTCCGTATTCTTCCTCGAACTGCGACTGAACCTGATCGCGCTGTATGCGGGATAGCGGTTTTTTGTGCAGTAAGATTCCACCCGGCTGAGCATTGTTCTCGAAGAACTTCTCGTTATAAATAGCCGCGTTCACGTCCGTGCGAATTGCGTGCATCGCTGGCGTCAGCGGACTCATTCCCCAGTGCTCGCTCTCTGGGTTGAAGTTCTTGAAGTGAATCAGCTCGTCCGGTCGGAAAAAGATATGCCTTGCCGAATCGGTTGGCTGATACTTGTAGCTCAATAATTCCCCGGTGCGGTCGCTGATTATTGGCTCCACCCGGCGTGGATTGAGCGGCACCAAGGGGAAGGGCGATGTAGCGTTTTTCTTTCCGCCGCCTGTCGCCCACAAGCTATTGCCCGCAAGTTCATAGTGGGCAATGAGGGAGAACTTGAAATCGTAAGCAGATTTTCGTGGCGCTGGCCGACGAAAAAGCTCGGCAATCGGGTGCGAATCCGGCACCGGCTTGCCTGTGACCCGGCTTTGCACCGTAACTGGAATCGAGGCAACTAGCCGTGCAATCGCGGTTACGCAAGCGTACACCCACGACTGACGCATATAGGCGGTTTCCTCCGTGACAGTCGCAGCACCACGAACTGCGTCGTAAGGCAGGCCGCGTAGGAACGCCTCAGTAACTTGGTCTAGTGTCGTTCGTTCCTCAAGCTCTAGCCCCTTGATCGGTCTGTCGTAAGCGTCGCGTAACATCTATGTCACCCATCAACTGAAAAACTCTACCATCATCTGCGTCTTTGCGACCTCGAACCATGCAATGCAGTCCGTCGCCGGGACGCCATGAATTGAGATGTTCACGTTGCCTTCCTCATCCTCGTACATCACTAGAGCCCGTTTCCAGCTCACGCCCGCAGCAACCTTATCCCGTAACGCCTCCATATCCTCGGTGCGATGTTTGTCTATGGGGATCACGTTGGATTTCTGCATGATTTACTCCGATGAACATTGTTTCCCCACGTCGGGGTTTTTTTGTGGCATGAGAAACACAGCGTCCTGCCGTTCCTCACATCGAATCGTAACTCAGGATGTGTTTTCTGTGGCTTGATATGGTCAACCTCTAGCTTTTCAGCCGAGCCACACATGACGCATCGGTAATTGTCGCGCTCTAAAACGTATCGCTTGAATCTCTTATAACGCGGGGAACGCGAAATATTCGATTCCGCCACACCGCCTTTCCATGCTGGCGCTCTATCCCCCCGCCGTCGCCCGGTGCGTTTTTGCGCTAGGAAACACTTACGGCAAAGGTTCTTTTTCTCAGTAGGCCGGCGCTTCCGGCATGACGGGCAGCGTGAGCCGCGCATCGAACCGCTTTTTGCGTCGATCTGCCAGCGCTCATGATTGCGGGTATTTATCTTCTGCGAGGTGATCCCGCGATAACTGTACCTGCTGGCTATGCGTACTGGCTTGAACCCCAGCAATAGTAGTAGGCGTATGTTGGACCAGACTTTATTTTTGCCAGATGCCGCTACCACTTTACCTTGTCGGCCCAGTAGGCGGCTGACATTTTGCCTTTTGCGATGTTTTTCTTATGCCTAGCCTTAAACGATTCACGCCTACGCCGCGCCGCATCAGATTCGTTCGCTTTTTTCGGTGAACCACTAACACCTTGCTGCCCGAAGCGGATTAGCTTTACCTTTTCGCCCTCTTTCGCCAGCACGGCGTGGCTCTTTTCTGGGTGCTTAGGCGTCCGCTTGGGCTTGTTGTAGCCTTGAAACTTTTCGCCGTGATAATCTATTGCCATCGTCTTGCCCTACTCCGAGAAACTTTCCAAGAAATCGAACGCGATGATTTCAAGTGCGCGTCCCTCGTCCAGATCCTCGTTGGTCCACTCGCGGCACTTTTGTATAGCCGCGTCAATCATGTGCCGCTGATGTCCTGTCAGTATAATCGGCTCTGTCGGCTGTTCGGACTTCATCGCACGCTCATATCTACAAAGCCGATAAACCCCGCTGAATATTCATGAAACGCGAGTAATGCCGCATCCGTAATATCCGGGGAATGGTCGATCTTTTTTTTCATGTCGTCTTTGGAGTCTACCCGTCTGCGTCCGTCCGCTGTAAATGCGTATTCCACCGGCAAGCACTCTTTGATAAGTTGCTCGACAAGATCAGGGTCGATTTCCTTACTGAACGCAAGCTGTCTATCGGCTACTCTGTCAGCAAAGGTGAACCACAACTCATCACGCAACCGCACGTACTCATCCGAGCGCGCGGCATTTTCAGCCACATCGACGGGGATTATTTCGATTATTGGTGATATTAACCCCTGATTCTGTTGATCTTGTAACATATCAACCAGCCCGCCACCGACCCCGATTGAGTCTATGTTGACGAACTGAATCATCGGATAGTCCTGCAACAACTGAAGTATGATGCCGCAAGTCTCCGCTACTGAGTTGCCGTGCCAGCGTTCAAGGTACTTGACGTTCTGACCATGCCTGATGCAGATTGCCGTCATGTCGCTGCCGAATCGTGCTACATCGCACCCTAAATACCACGGCTGGCTAGCCCTGACATCGAACTCCTCTCGCTCTTTACAGTATGCCATGTCAGCCCTGTTTATTAAGGTATTCTCCGAAATGTGCGGGAATTGTCCGTCGATACGCACCTGCACTATTGCGGAATCTTTCCCGTACTTGGTTTCCATCCTTTCGATGTGCGCTTTGCTCACCAAGTTGGATTCACGCGCACTGAATTGCAGTGTGTGCCACACGTTATTGTCGTCGTGATGCGACTCGTAAAACGTGCCGTATGGCAATGTCGGGTTACTTATCATGAGCGCAAGGTTGTGGGGTTCTGACAGGCCACCGAGTAGCGCCTCTAGGAACCGATCTTCGACGCCGGACGCCTCGTCGATCACGACCAGCATATGCTCGGCGTGCTCCCCTTGCAGGCCCTCAACGTCACGGGCTGTTTTCGCAACAGCCGCCCATTTCAACGGCCCCCCTCTTACCTGTACGCGAGTCGCCCGCCACTCTAGGAATTGGTTTAAGAACGCGCTACCCCGAATCTGCTTGTCGAGTTCGCCCCAGAGAACTGAATGTAACTGCTTCTCGGTCGGGGCGGTGCAATAGACGAAGGCGTTCTCGAAAACCGTGAGGAACCAAAGTATCCCCATAGCGGCACCAGTGGTTTTGCCGCAACCTTGTCCACTGGCTACCGAAACGCCGAACTTCCCTTGCCCCGGAGTGAATGACCAGAGAGCCTGTAGTAACTCTTGCTGGTGCTTATTGGGGTGTAGTCCGATAGCCTCTCGAACGAACTTGATCGGGCCGTTCTTGTCCTCGCGCCATCGGACTATCCTGCGACGAACCTCGGTAATGTCGTCGTAAGTCCACTCCTCATGTAACGGCTTTGCCACTAATGTACGGTAGGCTTACTGGTGACTGGAAATCCGTCGCCATCTTGCTTTTCCGGCGGCTCATGGAAAACACTGAGAGTCGGACCCTCGACCTTGTGCTTGACGATCTTGTCCTTCGTCTCGTAGACGCCTAGATCCTGCCCGACATTGATGACGGATTGGTCTAAAGCCTTCATGTTCTCAACGGCACGCATAGCCGTGTCGAGCTTACCCTCTTTGATCGCCCTCTGCCTGATGCTTTCAAATTGACGGTAACGCGCCTCTAATTTCGCAAAGAACTTGGGCCAGACCTCTTTAGCATCCCATGCCCGTTTCCGCAGCATCGACATTCTGTATTTATACTGCCGGACTGTCAGTTTCAGCTCTTTGCGGATTTCAGCGGGTTGATACCCCGCCGCGAGGTAGTTGCCGATCAGCCTCGCCTCCTCGCGCACCTTTTCGGTTCGCGGACGGCCACGCCGTACTTCAGGCTTGTTGTCGAATATTGGCATTATTGCCTCCTCGCAAAATACACCCCACACCACTGTCGCAGCGGATAGCCTTTAGAGCCGTCCTCAGTCATGCCCAGACGTGGGGTTCAAATCCTTGCGGCGTCCAGACTGCGACATCTGAGGGCATGAGGACCGCAAGGCTAAAGCCTCGCCTACGGGAACCGCTGAACGAGACTCCAGAAAAACTATCTGTTACTTGCTGACCTTGCCGCCGCGCTTTCCGCCGCCGGCCCTCTTCTTGGCGTCTTTCTTTGTCACGGCCTTCTTGCCGCCCTTGTTCATGTACATATTAATTACCCGCCTTCTTTGTTTTTGGCATAGGGCGCGGTGCCGTCACGCAATATGCGCTCCCCTTGACCATGCCGGTGCCCTCGCCTCTCGGAACTTGGTTCTTGAGTCCTCGTCTGTCCATGCTCTCCTCCTATTTTACGGCTAGCCAGCCCTTGAACCCTAATGCCTGAAAAAAAGACTCCGTGTAGAATCCAGCCGTTTCAAGCATTTCGAGCGTTGCGTCCGCCGGAAGCGGTACGAGCACGTTTTCCAGTGCCGCCGCTTTCTTGTTTATCTGATCGTCGGTGTACCCTTTGGACTTTTTGTATATCTCGTAGATAAACTTCCACGGGTTGTCGGTATGCTCAAAGCATTTTTCAACGACAATAAACGCCCCGCCATCGTTTAGTGATTCATAGGCGTTTTCTATAATGCCCCTACGGCGCTCGACTGGTATAAATTGTAGTGTCAAGATCGCCCAAATCACACTGACGCTATATAAATCGCTGGGAAATCCAGAGCGCAGGTCGTGGCGTTCAATCGACTCAACGCACTTTCCCTTTAGTTTTGTCTTAGCCGCAGTGACCATACTGGCCGACTCGTCGTATCCCGCATATGTGAATCCGACTGGCCTCGACCACGAATCGTGGTAGTGCGCCCATTGTGTCCCGGTGCTACACCCAAGGTCTACGCACAGCGAATACTTTTGCGCGTATACACGGGTCAGTAGTGAAACCATTTCGCGCAACCCAGATAAGCCCGGTATGCTGCGTGCGAGCATATCATCGAAACAATCAGTGACCGATTGATCGAACTTCCACGCACGACCCGGTACATGATAGCGACTATCCAAAGACATATTCCAACAACCTCCGCGCAATAGATTCCGCCACCATCGGCGGAACACACCTTGCTACTCTTTCGAGCTGTGCCTGCGTCCCGCCAGTCAACTTGAAATCCGCCGGAATTGTAGAAAGGGCCTTCGCCTCATCTGGAGTTATTTTTCTACGAATACCGTCGTCGGTCAGGATGTTTAAGTTGCTGCCGAAAAAACTCTTTGCGTTCTTACCAGCGCGTACCTGCGCTACGGTAATTGTTGGAATCGGTGTCTTGTCCGCCGGTAGCCACGAGATACGGCTCGCCCTGTCTTTGCCGTGTACGTGGACCCTTTTTGCGTAGGGTATGGCATCTCGAACCGTATAGATGTGAGGAGACGGCTTAGGCCATACTGGGTTTTTGCCGAGGTCATCGCGGACGCCAATGAAAAACAGTCGGCGTCGCTTTTGCGGCACCCCGAGGTATTGCGCGTCGAGTATTTTGGCCTCAACTTTATAGCCCAGTTCGCGGAACAGCCTCATGTATGCCGAGAAAAAAACTCGTGACCTTCTTTCCGCAAGTCCGGGTACATTCTCGGCCACAAAGACTTTAGGGCGAACCTCTTTGACGATTCGTGCAAGCTCTGGGAATAGGTCGTCTGTACGCTGTTTCTTGGCACCGGAGTAGTGAGACTTTACGCCCCAGCCATCTTCGCATAATCCGGCGACCGAATAGCTCTTACACGGCGGTGATCCGGTGAGAACGTCTACCTCAGTTGTCGGTATCTTGCTGAGAATATCGGTTTGCCCGTTGATCTTGCGTATGTCCCGAGTGTCGAGTATCGCTTTACTGTCATTGCGGGCGTATGTTTCGGCGGCTGAGCGCACAAACTCATTCGCCCACATTACCTCGTAGCCGCAAAATCGGAACCCGAGGTCCATCCCCCCCATGCCTGAAAACAACGACACGACCTTGGGCCCATTCGGCTCAGGAATGTCCGCCATTGATTTGATTCGGTATGGCGGTTTCATTCAGCAATAAACCCAAACGTCAATAGCCGTCCTTGTTTTCCGCCGAGTGAGCCTTGGAACCAAAGCGGCAGCTTATTGCGTACCGCGCGTAAGTACAGTTGCATCAATAGCGCCGGACTTTCGTCGTCCCCGGCCTCAGTCATTAGCAAGAACTCGACATTCTTGATCGTCGTAGGGATATGAAACTCTTGGTCGTCCGCGAGTAACGCCACTCGGCCCCTGTCGTCAATCCCGCCATACACCGGGAACTCAAGCGCCGGATGTGCGAGCTGATCGAGGTAGGGTATATCATCCAATTTCTCGGATTTTTCGTAAGAGCGAAATCGTCTGCCGCAAAGGCGTAGGCGGAAGGTGGACTCGTACCCTATAACCCCATTCGTCATCAGCCGCATATACCACGGACTGTAGACGCCTAAAGCGCCGTGATTTAACTCAAGCGGTACGCTGACGTGTTCCACTAGAACTCCGCGAGCGTACTTGAATCGTAGAATATTTTTATACGTGGCGAGACAACGTGGACCTCGTGCCGATACGGACCTATCCGCACTGGATAGTAGTAATCAGCGCCAAATCTCACGCCGCGTTCTTTCGCCATTTGCTGATAGACTTTTTGTACCCGCACCCAGCCTTTTTTGTTCCATCTCGTTTTAAGTAAGCGGTCATGAAACTGGCGCAAGCCAGATGCAATTTGGTATGGTGACGGTGCCCGATACATCGGCCTCATTTTCCAATAGTCGAGAAAGGGCTTAACCAATCCCCACTTCGCTTTGCGTTGGTTGAAGGCTTTTACCGAGATTTGCCGCACCCACCTATATGCGTCCGTAAACGCATAGAAGTCTATGTAGTCAATGCCCGCGCGTTTGTACGTGCGCTCATACTGTAGGCCGTCGTCATCTACGACGCGCCTGTCGCACCTCAGTTCGTCAGCGACCTCCTCGCCGCCGTGATAAACGTCTATCGACGCACCGCGCGAGTCGATACTGAGTTTTCCGCCGCTCAGACCAGCTACTACTCGTGGCTCCTCTATGGCTTTCGTGGTATAGAGCAGTGGGTGCATGGTCTGAATCGTCACTTTCCGAAGGCCGGGGTAATAGTTCCAGTCAACCTCGTCGATTATTGCGAATGTGTCGCGCGTCAGGTCGTCAAGCGTTGAAGGTATTCCGATCTCAATGAGTTCGAGCCCGAAGTGTTCTGTTACTTTACGAGCGGCGGCCAGATCGGCACTGCGGTGGCCGCTCAAATAAAACGTATAGCACCGAGGCTTATGGCCGTACTCTAAGGCCGCGAATAACGCGGTCATTGAATCTACGCCGCCGCTTAGTAAGAGTGCGGTATCGGTGCTGGCGATGTCCGCCCACCTTTGCACGAACATTTCACGTCCGCGCCTTGCAACATCATCGGGGATTGTACTCAAAATCTTTACCGCAATGCGGGCAGGTGATTATTGCGTCCTCGTCCTCCTCGGCGCTCTCAAAGTCGTCAAGGAGATCGTCGTCGTCGTCGTCGGGAAGTTCCGGCATTCCGTAATCTAGCCCCGGTAGGTTAATGAAATCGTCGATGCCTATTGCGTCGATGTCCTCAATAAACCTGTCCAAGCTCTCTTGCGTAATGACCCCGTGCTGAGACGAAATCATGAGCACGATGCGCTTTGCGGCCTCTTTGTTGTCCGCGTCAATATGTATGACGGGTAATTCGGGCACGACAAAGCCCTCGCTTTCCAATTCCTCTAGGGCTAGGCAACGTCCAGTTCCGTCCAGCACGTAACGATGATTGGACCAAATAAAGAATGGCGTCGTGAACCCATCGTTCACAATCGCGTTCTTGAGCTTGGTTACGTCGCGGTTGTTTTCTTCTTTGAGGTCGTTGCGTTCGTAGGTGCGTAATTCGCCCCACGTCATCATGTCGAAGCCGCTGATTTTACTGACTATTTCCTTGTTTTCAATCATGTCATCCGCGAAGGGTGGGGGGACTAGCGCCGTGAGATGCACAAGCCCCCCACCCCGTGATCGGCAGGGGGTAGCCGATGCGTAGGAACCTGTTGCCGCCACAAGGCCGCCCAAGCCTTATGACCCACCATAAAGTATGAAAAACTTGAGTCCTCATTTCAACTACCAACACGCGCTATATGGCGGCGATCCTATGTTGACTGCGTTTTTTCAGCCCCGCCGCGTTGCTGTTTGTACCATTTGTCTATTTCGCTTCTGGTCGAGCGCCACTTACCCTTAGAGAAGAACACCGGAAAGTCTCTTTCCACGGTCCACTCGGTGAACTCGTCACGGGAGCAGCGCGCGTAAAATGTGATTTCCTCAATCCCTCTCAGGGCCTCGGGCGACTCATAGGTCACGTAGACCCCTTGCTGGAAGCGGGTTGAAGCCACCCCCGAGACTCGAACTGATCCCTCAACGCTTTCATCGCCGTCACTATCTGTGAAGTGTAGGATTCTAGGGTGAGCTTTTTCCCGCATAATTGACGTACCGCCTCGACTTTATTTAACCCATAGACCGCGCCTGTAATCGGCATATTACTCAGTGCGAACTCAGCCTGTATGCACGCACACTGAACTTCGCTCAAGGTAGCGTCTATAACCTTGCCCACGTCCGCCATTTCGAGAACCCCCTCGCCCCCGCCAGCCGGACTTGCCGATACCTGTTCATCCATTCGGCAGGATGTTGGCACCCCTAGCGTACTGCGTAAATAAAAATGCCGCGTCAGTGCCGAGCTGACGCTAGTGTAGCGGTACAATCAATCGCCTTCCGCCAGACTATCCAGTCCGTTGTATTCATTCTCGACTTGTTCGCGCGCAAGTTCCTCCGCCGCGCGGATTGTCGCCAGTGCTCTTTCAAGTCCAGCCACGCAGTCTGTAATGTCGTCCGGTTCGTCTTTCCACACGCGGACCCAGTCCATTTCTACCGCGTCCTTACAGTTTCCGACCATCCTACGCATCAGTTTGGTAGGGTGCATCGGCTGATCGTACACGTTACGGCCTGACACAGCCTCGCGTAATTTAGTGACGCTCCAGTTATTGTCTGATGCCTTGGCGGCCCATTCGCGCAATTCCTCTGGGCTATGCTTGCCGCGCTTAGTCAACTCCCGCCAGTGCCCATAGGACATGAACGGGAACTCTGCACGCATAGACGGCTTGACGAGCCGATCTACCCGAGCGGCGTCTTTTACCGTTTGATAGCCTTGTCCTAGCTCGGCACAAAACGACTTGAATGACTTCTTGTGGCTTTCCAGGTCGGGGCTGTCGAATCTCATGTCAGCTACTCTGTTCGCTAGCCGTCCGAGCATCCAGTAACTCTCAGTTCCGAGGGCGACGATCTCGATACCTGTGTTGATGACATCATCCCATGAGTTCGCTGAATCAATCACATCATCAACATTCAGTTTCATTCTTTAACCTCCACTCCTCTTGCAGCTTTACCATGCACGCCTCAACTCTCACCCTGTAACGCCGCTGGAACTCCAGTATGCCAATCGCGTGTCGTTCTGTGTGGTGTTTACGGCACAGGGGCCAAGTCCGCTCATCTGACCACCGGCCTGATCCTCGTGTCGGATGATGGTCGGGGTCTGAAGGTAAAGCCCGACAGACACTACATGGCTTGTTCCTGATGAAGCTCAGGTAGTGCTTATTTTCACGCGACACGCACTACTACCTTAGCCGCATACATGGCTATCCACGCCGCGTCAGCCGCGTCCTGTAGCTTTATTCCGAACGATTCAGACGCCGTGCGTAAGCTCATACCCTTAATTGTCTCGCCTTGGCGCTTCCCCCCGTAGTCCCTTGCGAGCGCTTGCCATTCGGCTGGTTTTATATCTATGCACGTATGGCCGAAATCCAGCGACTTTTCCTCGATCATTGCTTTGACCAACGCTAGTTTCTTGGCGACCCCAATTCCACGCGACATAGGATCTTCGATGGCTACGACGAGTTTTCCGGCATCGAGTAATTGTCCATACAGGTCAACCACGCGCGCTCTCAAGTCATTACGGCGTTCCGTGAAGTTCTTTTTTTTATCTAGCTCTATTACCCCGTGCCGAGTGACCTCGCCATTCATGACGAGGCACCATCCGGTGACGTGACTGCCGGGATCTATGCCGATTACGTTCACGGGAACCAGTTATACTGATTTCTCGTCTCAATATCGACTAGCTCATATATGCCGCGCCTTATTGTGTCGGATGACAATGAAAAATCGCATAGTGTTTGCAAGTTCTCAATGACGAACTCGAAGGAAAAGTACGGATATGCCGTGTTCGATCTATCGTTGAAGAACCATTGACCACAATCAAGCCAATCATCATCACGCCGTCGCAAGTAGGAGTGCTTGCTGTTGCCGTGCTGACTTATTGGTAGTCCGCGTAGGAAAGTACGCAAAGCATCGCCAAGTATAGCCCACAAGAGCCGCGTTTCGTCAGTTGAGAGAAATGAGCGGCTTTGCGCGTAGTACAACTCCTCGCCATCTAAGCAGGCGTGGATTACTAAATGCAGTGTGGTCTTTTGTTGCTTGGTGAGCGCGTGCTTGGGGTCAATCTCGTAGCCCCTGAGCATCCTGTTCGCCATACGCTAAAACGGTATGTCGTTGTCCTCAAAGGCAGGCACGGCATCGCTATTTTCGGTGGACCTGCTTTTCCCGCTTGGTACTAACTTAACCTCGTTCGGCCAGATGTCACAGCGGCCCTCGTCGTCCACTGAAATCCGTCCATCTACTAAGATGAAGTCCCCCTTTTTGTACAGACGCGCCGCCGATTGTGCTCGGTCGCCATGCAAGAAGACGCTGAACCACGACGTTTGCTCGCCCCATTCATTCGTATCCTTATTGAGCCTACGGTGGTTAGCCGCAATGCGAAGGCGGCAATACTCGCGCCCATCCCGTGTCGATCTCATATCAGGCTCGATGCCCAGTCTGCCTAGTATCTGAACTCTTGCGTACATTACATTGCCCCTTTCGACTTCATGTTTTCGACGATGCCTGTAATTAACTGGTTCATGTCATCGTCAGATTCGTTGTTTTCGCCAGCCTCGAATGTTGGTGCCGGTACTCGTCCCTGCTGCCACCCGATAAAAAAGGCGATGGCAATTTTTTCACACGACTCCAGCCGGCTGTCCGCGCTCGCGTCTGGGTATGCGTTATCGCATACCGCTTTTGCGGTGAGCATGAACCGAGAAAAGATTTGTGCGGTTTTTTCGTAGTCGAGCTTCTGCGGGGTTGGCCGAGATCCACTAACTTGCGGGGGTGCCGCCTCCGGCTCTTGGCTCGACGGCTGCCCGGCACGTTCAACCGCCGTTGGCGTAATCCAGTATTGTGTCGTGCCGTTGTATTCGCCCTTTTGTGTCATCTTGGCGGTAATAACGTCACCGGCCATAATCGTGCCGTTTGTAGGTCCGTAAGATCCGCCCCACACCGTGCAATAGATGCGCTGTCCGTCCTTCTCAGCCTTGAAGTTCAAGCCCGACTTGCCGTTCTTAGTCTGAAACTCGTTTGCGTCTGATGTCGCTGTAACTTTCCCGATGTTATCGGCCACAACCTCTACCCCTCTACGCGACGATTAAGTCGTCTGGTTTTCCTCCCCCGGTACGAATACTTGACGTTCGTGCCGGGTATTCTACCGAAAGCGTTCTCCCCTATCGCATCCTTAAAGTAATTTTCCGACCTCTGTTTAACCTCTTGCCAATAAGCGATCTGATCTCGCGCTTCCGTCAGTTTTGCGTCATGTTCTGCTGATTCATTACCAAGGTCTACGGTGCGTTCCTCGTCGTATTGCGTATATCGTGCTTTAATCGCTTCCTTGGTCGTCTCGTGGCCGTCAACCGGAACCGGGATTACGTTTATAACATGGTCCCAGAACTTTTTTTCAGCCTCGCGTAGTTGCCCGATGAACCGCTCGTCGCGCGGCACGTAGATGTGCTTATATTTTTGTCCGCCAAGCAGCACGGCAAAGTAGGCATAACCCGCGCCAGTAATCGCCATGTAGTGATAAACTTGTATGAGGTAGTGTTGAGGTATCGCGCCGTCGTCCCACCAATGCGACGTGTAAGCCCCGCCGGTCTTGACCTCAAGTATTCCGAGCCGTCCGTGTTCATCGAGGATGTAGCCATCCGGTGTCCCGAGGATGAAATCGTCGGTCGAATCCTGACGCAATGACCACGGGGGGTCTTGGTGTACACGCAGCCCCGTGCTCTGCCTGAATACCTCTATGACGTGCGGCTCTAAGGTGCGCCCCCAATATGCGGGTCCGTAATCCTCGTCCGCCGATGAAGACTCCTCGCAAACCTGTCCTGTCAGTAAGCACCAGAAGTAATACCGGGACATATACGGATTGACGCCGCACGCCTTCGATGCGCCGGTGCCGGTGATCCCGTTCTCGCGCGCCTGTAGCCACTCGGATTCACTGGAGCACCGTATTAGCCGGCCCCCGATCTTTACCCCAACCTCGTCCACAGCTCATCATCCTTATTGCACCATCCGGGGTGGGTACAACCTATTTGCCCACAGCCCGATTGATTATCACTATTACGGCGTGAAGTTTTCGCCGCCAATGTCGCCGCTGCCTAAACAGATGCCGCGCGACCTCGAACGATCATCAGTCTACCAGTGGGAACAAGAAAACTTTTCGGATAGCGAGATTCCTGATCGTGATTTTGTCCACAGCCTTGTCTATAAGATGTGCGCTGATTATTGCGTGCCCGTGCCGGAAATAAAGTTCATCAAGCGGCCTGATAGCGTCAGGAGTTTCGGTGGGCCAGCACAGATAAAACTTTCCCCGACAGCCGGGGTGCAGACCTTAATACATGAGTGCTGTCATGTAATAGCCCCGTACTACTGTTATGCACATGGGGACGTGGAGCCGTGGCACGGCCCTACTTTCAGGCGTCTGCTCTTGACGAATCTCAGCAACTACGATCAGTGGCCGATAAAGAGGGCAGTAATTTCAGCCCGTGAGTACGAGCTGTCTATAGCCCGTGCGATGTCGTGTCCGATACCGCCGGGGCCAATTCGGCGGCGCACCGCCGCAAGATTCGCTCTTTACCTCGATAGTGTCGGGGGAATCAACAAAGCGTCGTTTCGAGAACAGATCACCCTACGGTGTTGGCAAGAAGCAGCCGTATGGCGGAACAGTTTGCCAAAAGCACTGTAAAAGCATTGACACAATGTCCGCGTGGTGTATCTTGCCCCTGATATTAGGAGCGTGCTGACGTGGTAATCGAAAAAAATCATCAGTGTGACCCGAGTGAGTCGTGGAACGAGTACGACGCACGAGGGCTTTACTTATGCCGGGTGTGTGTCAAGTGCGAGGAGCAAAAAATGAGGTCTTACCGTCCTGATGTGCTTTCGGACCCGCAATATTGGCACGATGAACCTCTGGACGAGGATTGACCAATGCGCGCCAGAGTGGCGGAACTGGCATACGCAGGGGACTTAAAATCCCCCGGCTTCGGCCTTGCGGGTTCGAGTCCCGCCTCTGGCACCAATGAGGGTCTGCTGTGAATGACGAACAATTCGATAAGTGGGGTACTTTAGTCCGTGAGGTCCGTAGTCATGGGCTTGACGCACTGCGTACACTTGATGGATCGTCGGTTTATCTGCGGCTCGTACAAGAGGGCAAGACTACCTCAAGCAAGATAGAAAAAAACATAGCTCATCGACGGTTCCACCGCGACCGGGATGAGATACCTCACGCTATTGCAAGGATTTGCAATTACGAAAGGCTTCGGTCTATTGCTGGCAGGGGGATCGTCCGGCGTCTCGGCGCGGACGGGCTTATGGATGATTTAATCAAAGCGCAAGATCGTGTTTGTCCTGTCTGTGGGGAGTGAGATGAAAAAGCCAGATCACGGAACAATCGAGTTTTACCTTTCGTCGGCACAGGCCCTAGCCGCGACCGGCGATTTGCAAGGCGCATCCTCTATGGCCCTCACGGGTCTATACGAAATGATGCCCCATGTGCCAGACGATGCGAGGCGTTTTCTTGTGAATCGCATGATGAACGCCGATGATTTATTCGGCCCCAGTGCTCAGGAGTCCTCTTAACGCTCCGCGTTAGGCCCTGTAGCTCAGTCGGTTAGAGCGGTGGACTCATAATCCATTGGTCGCGGGTTCGAGTCCCGCTGGGGCCACCAATTTTAACGAATAATTCCTTGTGCTTGATACAAACGTGCCTAATTTAGAGGCACGAGGTTGAAAGATGAACTACAAGGAAAGTATGAGCGATTACGAATCACTGTGGGGCTTGGGCTACGACCCGGAGGTCTGGTCAGAGCAGCGGGGTTCGTGCGAAGACGGATACCGGCTGCTGTTGTGGCACAGCGCGGACTTCGGTCGGCGTCTTTTCGCCCGCAAGTCACCGTTGAAATGGCGGCGAAAGGAAGACGGGTGGGTGGATTGTTCCGTGAGGGAGTGCATGGCTCTTGAAGCCTCATTCAATGTGTCTAGGAAGGCGGGACTTTTCCGTTCAGAGGGAGGTGATTTCAGTGAATGATTCTGCCGCTAAAATCGGGCCGAAGCCGATTACTGTGGTCAATGATAGATACGCCGATCTTTTCGAGGCGTGCCGCAAGTTTGCGGTTGTCCACGGCCTGATCCGTAAGCACGACAAGTTCAATACGGGCATACGGCAAAGGAACCTGATTGAGCAGGTGGTCGGCATCATTACCGACAGGCAACTAACGGATAAAATCTCATCTGAGGTGGTTTCCTCGCGTCAAAAACTGCACGAGGCGATGTCCGCCCTATAGGCGGGCACCGACCCTCGTGACGTATCCGATGAACCCCTCGCCATCCTCGGGCAGTGGTAAAAGTCCGGGTTGTTTCCAGTCCTCGGCTACGGGTAGGTTCTTGTCAACATCTCGTACCGGGGTCAATGCCATGTCATACGGGATTTCGACCTCGGAATCCCTGAAAGCCTGACCCCAGTCGCACGTACAGATCACTGGTACTCGCCAGACGTTCGGGTTGATTTGCGGCCACATCGCCATGAACGCCGATTGGCTGTACAGGGCGTAGTCACGGCTTTCCTCGGGATTCCTCAATGCCGTGACCATGCCGACATTCTGACACACCGAGCAATGAGTCTTCGGCTTGCGCTTCTTGCTGATTTCATCGACCAGCGCTTCCTCGAACTCTCGTTTGCCGACTCGCCAGTTGCTCGGCAACCCTGATAACTTCTCGATTGCCGCGAGTACGATGTCCTGATCTTTGCCGCCGTTGTCGGCGTGCTTCTGGCACACTCGCCAGAAAACGAAGTGCGCCTCTGAACAATCGTTGCGCCCAAAGGCCCAGTCGCGCACAGCGTTGTAGAACCACCCCGGAGATTTGTTGCCCGCGTCGCTTTCTACGCTCTCAAGTTCGTCGTCTATGCCGTCCCAACTCATGTCTCGGTTCGTTCCCTACGGACAGACCTTTAGCCTAACAGCCTTTAGCTATAGCTAAATTAAACTAAATACTGTCTCTTGTCTGTATTCACTATTGAAAATAAGTTTTTACTAAATTAGCTAATCGGCACTACGTGCCGACTAAGTAACTAATAAGAAATATGTGAATGAATAAAAGCTATCTGTCAAGACCTCTACGCACAGTCCTTGATTTCATTACGTTTTTTCGATTTTGACTTCGCGTTGTCAAAAAGGCCGAATCCGCACGTTTATGCTGTCTTTTGGTTGTGAAAGTCTTGACATTATGGCGCGTGATACTACTTTATGCACACATAAAAACTCAGGAGGTAATTGAGGTGCCGAGAGTCAAGAAACCCGGTGCGGACGAAAAGATGCTCGTACAGATTCCGTTGACGGAATGTATGTTCAACCGTCTCGATGAGAAATGCCGTGAGGATGTGCGATCACGAACGAAGATGCTTGAGGCTCTGGTCCGAACAGGCGTGAGGCAGTATGAATCAGGCTCCGAGCTGAATATCCCCAAAAGAGACAGCGGGGAAAAAGTGCTCGGCGTGTGGACTCGGCTAGACCCCGAGACGGTCAGCCGCGTCAACGAGCTTGCCGCCGATGACGACAGGCCGAGAACGGCGTTCCTGTCACGTCTGGTTAGTGCGATGCTCACAGCATGAAAAATAACAACTAGACCTTGACTTGTGCGTAACAATCTATAGTTTGTTTGTCGCTACGAGCAAATCGAATTACTGCCGAGGTTCTGTATGTCAGATTCAGAGACAATGATTACGCCCGATGAGTTCTTTTGCCAGAGGTTTGCTGACCTCTACGATTCACTCACGAAAAACCACAACCTGTCCCGCAAAGACGTGTGCTCGCTGATCGGCGTGTCGCACGGCACGCTGGACAACTGGCGCTACGGACGAACGTGCCCTAGTGGCGAGGACAACGAGTTTCGGAAAAAGTCCGAAAGTCTTTTCGTCCAGCATCAGATCGAGCTGCCGACTGAGCATCGTAAGCTCGCCGCTTCGTCGGCACGTAAGCCGAAGAAGGCTAAGCGCAAGTCCGAGGACCAGCCCCGACAGTCCGCCAAGACGATTCGGCTCAAGATTGGGGGTGCGAAATCGTCCTCTGTCGGCACGCTACAGGGCACCTTCGGCGGCAAGGATGGGTTCGAGGGCACGCTTACCTTGAACAAGGCTCAGGCGATGGCACTGATGCAGGAATTACTGAGTCAGTGCGTCTAGGCTTGGTGGTGGTGAGGGCGGGTTATCCAAGAGGGGGTTCGCCACGGTCCTTCCAGTCGGTCCTCACCGCCACCTCCCGTTCCAACCCCGTGAGAGGCGGCTTATGCACCCACCGCCGTCGTCTCTCACGCCGAGGCCCCTCGGCTCAGCACCCGCGAAGCGCATGAGCCGAGGGGCAGTCACCCACTACGTAGTCACTCGCTACGGCCCCGAACGGGGACAAGTGACAATCACCCGCCACCCGCGCTACCTATCCTCGCTGCCTGTCGAACGTATCGGAGTCTGCGATTGGTTTTTGCCGTCTGACTCGTTAAATCTAGCATATTCGGTCCTGTCAGACTTTACAGACAATGCCCTGACAGAACTCAGTTGCTTATGGCTGGCAAGAAACGCATTGATCTCATCGAGACGCCCGTTCCTGACGATCACGAGGGACCAGTTGTCGATGGCCTTGACGCAGACATAGATATTTTCCTCGATGCCGTCGAGGATGACGAGCTAGACCTTGAGTTGATCGTTGATGAGGATGATGAGGACGTGCGGCGGATACCAATTCGAGACTACTTACTTTTCGATACAAACTGGCAGTTGCGCCGTTGGCGTAGCTTTCTAGCAGAACTCAGGCAACGCTACCCTGACCTGTCACACAATGGCGAGCGGGTGGTTAAGTACCTCAACGACACCTACGGTACGATCAACCAAAACTCACGTCCCGGAAAAAATAAAGATCAGGATTGATGACTGTGCGTTTCCTCGTCGTTAAAGCACTCTTGTCTGTGCAAAATATCTTGGGTCTGTTACAAGACCAACTGGCTCAGGGGCGAACCGAACTCGATACGTTGGTATGTGACCACGTATGGAACACCCAATGCCCCAACTGCCCGCCGGTTCATGCACGCTGTACAAATTGCGACACGTTCTGGCCGGTGTTCGTTTTTCGGTATCTGCAAGAAATAAAGAATAGAACCACCTTATGTCCGAGGTGCAGGAGGTTTAGTGATGGGGAAACGATATAGGGGCAAGTGGAACAACTCACTCGCGTACACGATGGAAGAAACTGAAATCACCTGTAGCGAGATCGCCCGGCGTAGTGAGGGAAAGATTCATCATTCGTCCGTGGTGCGTATTCGTGACGGCAAGTGGATGCCGAACGTGCAGGACGCCATGACAATCGCCAATGCCATCGGCAAGTCCATCGAGGAAACTTTCTTCAACCCCGATGGTATCCTTGACCTCGAAGACGAACGAGGTGAGTAGAGTGAGACTAAAGGCACGGGTCGCGGATCTTGAGGAACAACTGAACACGTTGCGCGGGCGCGTCTCGCAGAACGAAATGTTCGATGCGCGGAACATGGCTCAGTCGCAGTCGAACGAGGACCAGATCAAGGAGGTCAGAACTCGGATGTGGCCGTTATTCGCTCTCGGTGAACAGGGGAATAACGAGTTACTGAGAACTGTACGTGACCTACAGGACGCTGTTGCTAACTTTCCTAACAACCTCGTCGAGATCAACGGTGTCGTTGATGCGCTTAGGGCCGCTGTAGTGGAGCTGAAGGATGAAATCTCGGTCATCAACCGAGCGCTGAAGTCCAAGCCTACTGGACAGAAGAAATGAAAAAGCCGGAGCCCGCCGAGTTCTGCGATGTCTGCGGCATTGACAGAAATAAGGGCTTTTGCCCGACGTGCAGGAAATGCTCAGCCGAGATGCGCAAGAAAAAAAAGCGCCTGACGTGCTAATATAATTAGTAGGCTTTGTAGGAGGTTACACAAATGTCCAACATCACTAGAGAGGGTATTGAGCACTGCCTTGCTTACGGCAATGAGGGCTCGTTGCGTAAGCTGTTACGGCAGTTGCTAGAGATTCACTATCCGGCTCAAGCTCCCGCCCCGCGTTTCGCTATTCCTCAGTCCGATACAGAACCCGAAAAAGAGTAATGCCTGATACGCTGGACGAGATACGGAATTGGCAGCACGAGCGTTTGCCCATGTCCGAGATCGTCCAGTATTTCATTAAGAGGGCTCAGACAGTGCGCCGCAGGCAAGATGCGACGATTACGGCTATAGCCTCACGCTACCGCACGATGATCTCCTGTCAGTCCTGCGGCGCACTAGGATACGATTGGCAATTCCGCTGTTTCAGTTGCCAGACGCCAACCAGATACATACACGAGGAACAGTTCGATGCCGGAGAACGAAAAACATCGGACTAGCCTGTTCAGGCATTTCGTAGAATCTACAATCGAGCTGTTCGCGGCCTTTTGTACGGCCTTCATCTATCTCATAATCTTTTTATGGTTTCTGTGGGCGTTCTTCCTGTCATACCCAAATATGACCGCCCTGTAGCAACAAATGCCATACAGTATAATCAATTCTGATGTTACCGATGCCCGCCTATCATGTCTTTATCACGCCGTTCTGTGTGACCCGCCATATGAACTAGGTTTCATGGGTAAAAAATGGGATGCGACGGGCATCGCGTTCGACCCATCGACTTGGCGAGGTATTTCCAGTAATTTACATCCGGGCGGTTTCCTGATGGCCTTTGCCTCCAGCCGGGGCTGGCACCGTATGGCGTGCGCCATTGAAGACGCCGGTTTCATTATTCATCCGACAATATTCGGCTGGGCGTTCGCAAGCGGTTTCCCGAAAGCGACGCGGATAGACACGCAAATCGACGCGGGGTTAGGTGTTGAGCAGAATGTCGTCGGCAGACATAAATCACCCCGCAGCGCCCGAAGTCAAAATCTCGCAATGAACGGCGGGTGGCAAGATTCACCTGACGTAACCGCGCCAGTGTCCGAAATGGCTGTTGCGTGGCATGGTCATCGTTACGGCCTGCAAGCACTGAAGCCAGCCGTTGAGCCTATCATAGTGGCGCAAAAACCTTATGACGGACGCCCTGTCGATTGCATCAGCGCAACCGGCGCGGGGGCACTGAACATCGACGCCGGTAGAATCCCGGTAGATTCCGCCCCCGCCGTTGCGCCCGCGCCCCAGCAAACCCTCGATCTCTTTGGGGTGGACCCTAGCGAAAGCACGGGTTCGCCTCATTCCGGGCCGGGGGGACGGTGGCCGTCCAATCTGATATTGCATCACGACGCCGATTGTGGCATCGACGATTGCGTTGATGAGTGCGCTGTATCTCGTTTCTCCGCGAACGCCGGTCAGTCTCGCAGTAATAGCGGGGGTAAGCGTCGCAATCACGGCATCATGAGGAAACTGGAGGGGCGGTCTATTACGGACAATGGGGGATATACTGACAAAACCAGCCGTCAAGACCGGGGAACGCGCGCACGGTACTTTTTTAGAGTCAGGCATCAAATCGACAGCGCCGACCCAATTTATTATTGCCCCAAGGCGTCCCGGCGGGAACGCGACGCCGGGTGTGCCGATTTACCCAAAAGCGTGTTCCAGAGTGGATGTTCTGGCGATATGCCAATATCTGACACCGGCATTGAACGTGATAGATTCAAAGTCTGTGGGCACAATAATCACCCGACGGTGAAGCCTATTGCCTTGACGCAATACCTAGCAAGCCTGCTACTCCCGCCGGATTTTTATGCCCCGCGTCGATTATTGATTCCTTTTTCTGGTAGCGGTAGCGAAATGATCGGGGCGCTGTTAGCCGGATGGGACGAGGTGACGGGCATAGAAATGGATGAAGCGTATGCCGAATTAGCTAAGCGGCGAATTGCTCACTGGACGCACGATCAAACGAGGATTTGACATAAAAAGCAAAATAAAACGAGTCAGCCGGGTAATTAAGAAGACCCGTGGTCTAACACCGTCTGACAAAACACCGGCATCTTTGCTGTCTAGTAACAAGGTGACGGGCTACTCTCTTAACTTCCCCATCGCCGGAACGTGTTTGCCATCTAAGTTATGCGTTGAGACGTGCTACTATGCGGCTGGCGCTAGTTCTTGGGACGCGAGCTTGCGTAAGCAAATGTGGCTGCTCGACGAGTGCCGTGCCGACCCAATTAGTTTCGCTAAGCGCGTCGTGAAAGAGTACCGTAAGAAACGCTTAACATTCCTGCGCTGGAACGGTGGTGGCGACTTATTCCCGGAGGCTGTGGAATCAATCAACCATATCGGTTCAGTGTACCCCGACGTGGTGCTTTGGATCGTTACCCGTAATGTCGATCTCGCACCAACCGTAGCGGACCACCCAAATCTACACCTGCATTTCAGCCTAGACCAGTACAGCTTGGACCGTGGCGCAAAGGTCAGGCCGCAAATGTCACGCCCTATCTTTTTTTCATATCAATGCGCTAAGGGCGAAAAACCCGACATCCATAGACTTGCTGAGGAGCATCACATCTCGTTGTTCTTTTTCGATAACTACGTATTGACGGACACCCGATATGTTGATGATGATTACAGGCGGTACATTTGCCCGCTCAACTACAACCGCACATCAACGGGCGACATTACCGGCAGTTGTGGGCAGTGCCGCAAGTGCTTCGACGGGCATTGGCTTAGGACCGCGCACGATGAAACGAGCATATGAAAAAGTAATCAGTAAGACCGCCGAGGGTGCTCACGCCACATTCTCACAGGCCGAGATACAAAACCTGTTCTGGGTACGGTCACTGATGCAGCAATCTATGCTCGATTTTGCCGCCGCACTTGACGGCTACGAGTTGAGTAACGACCAAGCGTGCGCGTTGCGGATCAATCAAATCGCTAAAGAAATGAAAATACGCCTGCCGGAAAACTTACGCACATGGATCTCAGAAAAAATTGACTAGCGTGCTCAACGCATGATAAGTAGGTGATGCTTTCCGGGTACGTGAATTGTTTAGGGATTTGGGTTTACGTACTCGTGTACGACGTTGTTGTTCTTGCTCACGGCAGTCGGGTAAGGACACCATGCGTTGCAACGTCGTACAGTCTCCTCCAGAGCACAATATCCCCGAGTGGGTGAGAGGCCCACGTAATTAAAGTGCAAGACGAAACAGAGATCAGAGAATGTGCTGGCAAGGCCGAATTGCAAGGCGGCACGTTGGCGTCAAGCTACACAGGTCTTACTTATGAGGACGGCGTGGTCGCGGCGCTGAGGTGGGTTTTAGGTGACACGCAAGAGTACCCCGTCGAAGAAGACTAACTACAGGCGCGATATGCTTGTCCTTGCTGTGTCCTTAGTCATGTTCTTTGCGACGCTCGCATACATTGTCGAACGCATAAGTAGTCACTAGACTGTAGGTGTGCGAAACATTATCGTGTGCGGCGGTTCTAATTATAGAGATCGCAAAACGCTTTATCGCGTTTTAGATAGGATTCACGAGGATGATCCTATCAGCAAGATTTTCTGTGGCGATGATTTCGGCGTTGATCGCATTGCTCGGATGTGGTGTAGAAAAAACTCAGTCGAAATCCATCAGGTCCAGTCTACAGACCTAGCCGTATTCGCCGCCGCCTACACAGTTAAAAACTCACGCATTATCAAGGCCGCGCTAGACGAGGGGCTTTCAGCCGTTGTCGCATTTCCTGGCGACAGAGCTGTTGACGACATGATCGCACAAGCACGAGAGATGGATATTCCAACTGTGACTATTCCTCAGTACCACTGACATACAACAACAGCGGGCCGCTCATCCGGCGGTCGGGAGGATTTCTTGAGATTTATTAAGTTAGGCATGGCGGGTAGAAAGGGCAGCCCTCACCACTGCATCGCGGCTGACGACATCTGTGAATACTGGCACGAGACATTGCCGGGTGGCAGCAAGGAGTACACTTGGTACCGTGACCGTACCGGCGAGCATCATAAGGTCAACATGACAGTCAGTGAGTTTGAGGAATTACTGAACCAAGAGAATGTCAAGCGTGGGCGACCCCCGAAAAAAGATAGTAAGTCCGATTGATGTCCTAACTTCAGCCAGAGATAAACTTGACGCGGGTTGGTGCCGCAAGGATTTCGCCCGTGACGACGAGGGGCGTCGCGTAGATCCCGTCAAGAAAGCCGCCGCGTATTTCGACATTGAGGGTGCTATAGTTCATTCCGCTCACTGGTTGGCGCGTCCGCCTCACAGGCCAGAGGTGGCGTGGCGGCTAGAACGGCAGCTAGTGGATTTACTGGCGTCACTTGTCTGTAAACCCGGCGAGATAGACGAGATCGGGTCAAGTTACGTTCTCGAAAAGTACAACGACGCCAAGCGCCGCAAAAAGTCCGAAATCTTAAAACTGTTCGATGTAGCAATCGAACTGATCGGGGCTGAGATCCTTGCCGAACAAACAAGACTCGAAAACGGTCAAGAACCCGAAGCATGACATCGGGCAGCGCAAGCCCACCTTCCATCACATTCCACCTAGCGCGCTAGTCCATATGGGGGCCGCCTGTAAAACTGGCGGCGATAAGTATGGCATAATGAACTACCGCGAGGCGGGCGTGACGGCATCCGTGTACTACAACGCCATGATAAGACACTTGTTGCGGTATTGGGACGGACAAGACGTTGACGAGTCCGGGTGCCTGCACCTAGCTCATGCAATGTCCTGTTGCGCTATTCTTATCGACTGTGCGGAAAAAGGTGTACTGATTGACGACCGTCCGGTAAACGGGAACGTAGATTCTGTTCTTAACCGAATGACTAAAGAGGTAAAGTAAATGTCCGTATCACCACAGGTACAAAATGCCATGAACAATCTGTCAGAAGAGCTGACTAATCTCGATGGGGTACAGCAGCGCCTAGAGGCGTTGTCGGCACGAGTCGCACAATCAACCGAGGCCAATGCGAACGAGATCGTCGGCATGATTGACCAGTTACGCGATCACATGAACCAGCGTCTCAACTCGATCTACGCGCTTATCCAGAAAATCGAATCCTTCTCTTGAAAGTCTCTGTCGTTGCAACGTAGCGGGTTTCTCCTGAACCTGTTTACGTTGTCGATGGTTGCGGGTCTTGCAATCGCATATTACCTAGCCGGTTGATTCCGCAATGGGCGATTCACGCGAATACATGACGGTGAAAGTGTGGAAACCGGCATGGGCCAAGTTCCTAGCGATTGACAAGCACGGACGGGTTTTCTTTTTTGAGAAGGAGCCCGTTATGGACGAGGATGTAGAAACGTGGTGTTGTGACTACGACAAGAGTCGTAATTTTCACTACGCCTACCGCGTTGCACCCTGCCCGGATGACCGATGGATGCAGACGGTTAAAAAGATATAGGGGGAAATATGCGTAGGGTTTATCTTGCTGGTCCGATAAACGGGCTAACTGTCTCGCAAGCAACAGCTTGGCGTAATCACGCGGCGCTGCTACTGGAATACACCGACTTCGAGTGCATAGATCCATTGAGAGGGAAGATTTCAATGCACGCTGACGGCGACCGCCTCATGGACGGATACGACAATCTTTTCAGCGATGACAAGTCGGTAATCGCACGCGATCTCTACGATATTGACCGTGCCGACGTGTGCCTTCTCAACACCCGTTGGGCTAACTCGGCCTCTTTGGGTAGCCTTGTCGAGTTGGGCTATGCGAAGTGCCGCAATATCCCAATCGTAACGGTCATCGACAATGAAGGCCCGTGGGCACACTCTGCTTGGGTACGTGTACTCTCAACATTCATTGCGGAGTCCCTAGAGGACGCTACCGACATTATCAGGACGCTGTGATTGCCGTGCCGTCAGGTAAGATCGCACGTCCATCATGTATCTGTATTTGATACTGCGTCCAATCCTCCGGGTTGTTATCAGAGATGAAAATTACCGATACGCCCTGCACCCACGATGTCGGTCTACCGTCAGTGAAGTAGATTGGTTGTAATAGCGACAACGTACCGGGGCAGAAAGCCTGTATAATGCGCCCGGTCATTGGACAGCGCTCCATCGCAAGGTCAACCCGATGACAATGACCGTAAACTACCGATACCGATTTGGCGTATCGCAGGTGCGTTGCGGCGGCGTTCTGGGAAAAACTCCACCCATGCACCGCTAGCAAGTTAGGAGTTATCCAGTAACCATGCGACGAATCCTTGACGGACTTAATGTACGGAATGTGTGTGAATCTCGCGTCCGGTATACCGTCAAACAGCAGTTTTTCTGGTTGAGTGGCATTGTACAGCTCTACGCCGGGTATGCCGTGCTTGATGCACGAGCGTTGCACGCGGTATTCGTGATTGCCGTCGGATTGCACCCAGTGCCCACACGCCTTCAAGCCGCGTTTAATCATTTCGCGGGCTGGCTTGATTTCCATTTCGATGAAATCGTAGCTACGTACCTCGTCGATAGTGTTTCCGCCGTGAGATGAAAACGGCCCACAATCTAGGAGGTCGCCTAAGTGAACAACCCGTCCGGGCCGGTAGTGCTCGACGATCCTCATGGCAACTTCTACGGCCTCGGGGTCATGGAAAGGAAAGTGCGTGTCAGGCAAGACCACAACAACGTCGTCACGCAGATCCGTTGGCGGCTTCTCGTCAACTTGTAGGCTAGGTGCCTCGGGTTCTTCGATTACCGCGCTACCACCAACAAGTTCAATCTCAGGCAGTGCGCCGTATTTGATCGCGTAGGCAACTTTGACCTGATCTATGTATCGTGAAAACGTGCCAAATAATTTCCGCGCCGTGGTTGCCGGAACCTCGCGGCTTTGCGGGAACCTGCCGATCTCGTGCGTTGTATCAACGCCCCAATCAATCAACGACTGCTTGCACCATTTGTCAGGACGGTCTGCCATATGACGGATATTAACATATATAAGTTAGTTTTTTCATTTCGCGTTACGCACAATCACGTCGGAAAATCTTGACCCAAGATGCCTGTATGCTACTTGTACACCTCGGCGGACATTCGCCGTGCATTAACTGACGTAGCCGACTACATAGACGGACACTTGGTCAAGGGTGCATATGCGAGAGATGAAAAAGGACGCCCGGTGTCAGCTAATCATCCAAATGTATCTGGCTTAGATGTACACGGCGCGGTAGAACGTCTCGTGCCCGGACATATGAGGCATGAGTGCTTGCGACGAATACGTAAAAGCGTCAAGCGGCATGAAGAATCGTGCAGCATCAGCCGATACTCAGACCGCCCTGAAATAACAGGCTCAGACGTAGCTAAAATAGTGAGGCTAGCGGAACATGAAAAATAGCAAAGAAGCGATACAGCTCAGAGCGCTCTTAGAAGAAAACCCAACTATCTTAGATGGCATGAAGGTAACGCCTCGCGTCGAAGAAAGTATGCGCTTGCTGGTCGTGCAGTTTCATGAATACTTGGGCCAGATTGGCGACTGTCTCGACTTCAATTCCACCGAGACGCTTGGCTTACTGATGAGGGTATGCCCGAGCATCGCGGGTCTGCTCGAACGGACCCAAGAACCGGACAATACGACCGACTCACGCATGATGTGCGCGTTCATGAAAGCGGCAGTTGCCTCCCTCATGATTTCCTGCGTCGAAAAAGATCATGGCGGCGTGAACTAATGACGATGGCCGAAACCATCAAGTGTGATGATTGCGGGGCTATTCATAAACTTGAGGGGCCGTATTACGCCCAGTTCTATGTTTGCCGAGGTGACGTGAAATACCATGCTAAACGCAAGAAACTTTAAGCTAGCGTCCAGCGTCAAACCCGACGATGCCTGTTGCGCGATTTGTCATGATAGGGATGAACGCTGCGCCAGTGGATACACCGATATGGGGGAGCGTGACGGCTGGCTCATCGGCACAACGGTATGTGGGCGGTGCGTAGAATACTTCAGCGACGCTACGCCAGAAATCCGGTCTGGGCTGTACGGCATTGTCTATTCCCTGCTAAGCATGATGTTGGTTCACGTCTCGATCATCAACGACGAGTCCGAACAAGCGGCACTGGATGAGTCCGATGGACAAAAGGGCGCGATTCTGTGCTGGTCTGAAAAAGACGAGTGCTTGTCGCTCGTCTTGGGCAGCAAGGAACCCGTAAAAAGAAAATTAAACTCTTGAGGAGATCACAATGCTACATACAGCACCGTGGTATTTACCATGCCGAGTCATGCGCGTGATTGACGGCGATACTTTTGACTGTCAAATCATACTGGCCGGAAAGGCGTTTGGACTACCCACAGTAACGGACAGAATACGTCTTGCGGACCTCAATATCTGGGAAGTCCGGGGCGAGGAAAAAGAGAAGGGGCTTAAAGCCAAGATCGCCGTAGAGGAATGGATAGGCGATGGCTTTCCGCTATGGCTAGCCACGGACGGCGAACGTGAGCTTGCACGAGGCAAGTACGGACGCCTGATTGCTGACCTACGCAGAGAGGACGGCTCGTCTTTAGTGAGGCACCTGCGCGAACTCGACGGCGGCATACACATCAAGTCGAGTCTTGTCTAAAGTGATTTGTACCAGTAAAGACTACGCGACAAGGCCCACGGACGGCTGGGGTTGTACAGTAAGAAGCCGGAGCGAATAAGATTGTTGCACGAGGCAATGTTATCTGGCGTGCAATCAGTCAGTACGTATTTATATCCACGTACACGGGCATGAGAACAACGGACGTGAATATAGTGACGCTGTAGTCCTTTACCGCGCTCAGCCGGCAGGACACCGGCGCGGCAAAGATAAACAGAGTCTCGGTATTGAGATGAAGGGGATAACCCGCAATAGCCCTTGTTGCTGTCAATCCACCAAGTCTCATGTGCGGTTGGCTTGATGCGGTAGTCGTCAGGGAAGCAGATCGCGTCATAGGCACGTAGTATCTCGTAGTCTATAATGGGGTCAACTTTCTTCACATTCTTGATTATAACACGCGGAAATTGCGTAAATCACGGTAAGTCAAACGGAGCTAAGAGATGAGACTCATTAAGATGCTGTTTTTATTGGTGTTTATCGCCGCAACTACGGGGCAAGGCGTGGCGTCTGTGCCTGATCCACGGGACGACAATTCCATTCCAGCGGCTAGTCACAACGGCGATTCGGACTCAGATTCAGACGGCGATTCGGACTCAGATTCAGACAGTGATTCGGATAGCGACTCAAACGGCGGTGCGCCTCCAACGACGCCCACGACGACCGTGCCTACTCGGCCTGTAGTGAGCAGCACGACCACTACGCAGACAACGAGCACTACCGCACGGAACGTCACTACAACGACCGACGGATTCGTTAGTTCGCGTGAATGTACCGTCGCGTTCTCGTCTACTTTTGCGCCCGGCCTTGTGGCCGCTATTTCGCTGACCAGCAACCTCTCGTATCCAGACGCAGGGCCGCCGCAGGGCTGGGTCGAGGGGTCTTGTGTCTACAACTCGGGCTTCGGGCTGAACGCGACATCCGAAGACGGGAACAACATTAACATGGGGGCTATTTCGGCAACGGGTGTCAATATTGATGTGGGTACGGAAATCGTGCGCTGCAACTACCTGTCGTCTGGCACTGTGATACCTAGCGTGTCTGTGATCTTGACTGATATTGCAGACCCAAACGCGGACCCCATAGCAACGCCAGAGACGCCGATTGATGCCCAACAGTCTAGCTGTAGGGACATTCAGTTGCCGCTATGCGGGGATGCAGACAACGACGGTGAGCTAACCGCAGCCGACCCGATTGTCGCCTTGCGTGCCGCTGTTGGGCTTTCGACTGATCCTTGCACGCCGAGTCAATGGCCTTGCGGTGACAGCGATGGCAATTTGATTGTTGAGTTACGAGACTCCGCGTTCGCTATGTACTCGATATTAGGCATGAAAAAAAATGAAAGTTTTTGCTTGAATCGCCCTTGAGTTGCTTTATGTTTGTTCTGTGAGCGAAACAACGGAGCAACAAAAGATGTTCAACATACCCAAAAAAACACTCGAACAACTCCCTGATCTGTACGCCAACGAGGAAATCGAGGCAAAAGATGTAAAAGTTCCGCTGAAGGTATTCAACCCCTACGGAATCGGCACTTGGTACATCACCGAGTACGACGCCGAGACGGGTACAGCCTTCGGCCTTTGCGATCTGGGCTTCCCTGAGTTGGGCTACGTCAATATCAAGGAGTTGCAGTCTGTCAGCCCAGTCCCCGCCATCCCTGAACTCGGGCTTGAGGTTGACGCTCATTGGGACTCGGACACCAGTCTGGCCGAGGTCATGAGCAAAGTCTGTCACGGTTAGCGCCCCCCGCTGCCGTGACAACGGGGGCGGCAAGTAATCCGGCTTGCCGCCCCCGTTTATTCCACGGAAAACAGAGGATGAATTGGACGCGCTAGCATTACTACTGACCACCCGGCTCACCGACTACTTGGTTATTTGCTTGGCAATCATAACTAGCGGACCCGTGGCGGTGATTATAGGGCGACGAATCGACAAGCGGCTCAAGTACAAACACCGGGCGAAGGAGAGACGACGATGAAGGACGAATCCATCAACGCAAGCTGTGCCATCACGTTTATTATGGACGAACGCGGGTTCCACGTCATCAGTGGGTACAAGCAAGGCGCAATGGCTAACGAAGTTGCACTTGATCTCTACGGCGCATTAGTCGCGCAAGTGGGGCTCAACGGCGTCGGCAACGGCTGTCAGGATAGCGGGCGAGAGTATCTGTTTCAGATGGTCGAGGAGATCATCAAGCAGGTACGCGGACAGGATGGGGACGATGTTCTACCGGATAACCCTGAAAGTGAATGACCAGACGCAGCACGTACTGTGTTTTGACTCGAAAGGTAGCGGCCAGCTAGTGGCCGCTACCGCGCCTTGCCGCCCTGAGTTTCACGGGGGTAGCTATGACGATCTATACCGCGAATTAGCCGCTAAGGGCGATCTACAGGAAACCGTGGAGTTCATGACAGCAGATGAGTTCAAAGCCCGACTTGGTGACGCATTGCGGTGAAAATCCTCGTGAAAAAACTGGCGGATTACGCCAAGATGCTCTGGCTCCTTTTACAACTGTAAAAAGCCCGCCCCCTCGGCGGGTTTTTTTTCGCCCGGATGCAAATAATTCGTGCGTATTCGTTGACAGGTGAGAGCGTTGTGTTACTTTCTTGTTGTGACGGAGCACGGAGAAAAAATCATGAACAATACAGCCAAGAAAGTTTCCAAGTCAGTCAAGATCCCGAAGGCGGTAACGAACCCGCTCAACAAGTCCGACAAGGCGCGTCTTGCGGACGCACTCGGTGAGTCTCACCGCCTGCACGCCGACGTAAAGCGCGAGTTGGACGGGCTCAAGTCTACTGCCCGTGAGGTAGTGTCTGACGACATTGACACCGCCGAGACTCTGTACGGCGATCTCTGGGAAGTGACGGTAGGCGCGGTGCCTAGCGTCAAGGTAGCAAAAAAGAACTGGATTGATCTCGTCGGCCCCGAACGTGTTCTCGAACTACTCAAGGGCAGCGAGATTCCATCGGCGGTTGTTGCTGGACTCAGCAAGAACGAGCTGGCAAAAGTGACTCGCATCGTGCGCCGTGGTGCGCGCCCTGTGCGAGTCAAGGGAGTCTGAACAATGTCTAAGTACCTCGTAGGTTTGATCGTCGTTGATGTCGAATCCGGCCAGTCACCGGCAACGGTCTTCGGGCAACTGCACACGGCCAACGACGTGCAGAGCGTCACTGAGGATCTATGTCACGCACTGGAGGATGAGGGCTGCCGGCCAATTCCGACCGATGCCAACAAATCTGCGGCGGATTGTGCGGCGGAAGTGCTCAGCCGAACGGCGGAGGGCATTGAGGATGATGGCGTTGTTGCAAAGAATCCGATAGCTCGCAAGCATCAACTCCACTGAGGCGTTGCGTAGGTTTCGCGTAACCGATAGGAGGGAATGGACATGATTACTGTAGTGAAAACGGACGGCAGCCATTACCATGTCGCAAGAAATGATGCGCTCGATCAGCATGGTGATATACTCACCTTCTGTCAAAAAACAGTTGGCGGGCATATTGAGTTTGCCCCGGTTGCAGCCGGTGAGGGTATACAGGTCGTCGTCAATGAGTCCGGCTTGTTACACGGTTTCGAGCAAAACGATTTCGCCACCGTGCTTTGCCAACAGACGATTGTAGGCGACATAGTTGTGCTGACTGAGGAAGATTTGCTGGACTAGAGTTTGCATGGGCGCGGGTGCCGTGACGTTTGAATCTATTGCGTACGCGGCGTCGCTTTCTGTTCTGGGCGATTCTCACCCCGCGCCCATGCAAAACAAACGGGGTATATGATGCAGATATTTCTGGCCGGTGTCTTGACCAAGCTGCGATTGTACTTAGCTAGTGCTTGAGGAGATGAACACATGATTTCAGTTACGATCACACTTACCAATGTTAACGACCACGATGACGCGCCACGAGTGCTTGTCGCCATGCACCCAAAGGGCTCTAAGGTAGAGGAAGTCACCAAATCCCTTTGGCAAGGACTGGGCGACGCTGGGTTCGTCCCCGCGCCACCGAGCGTTCACGAGGCGTCTATCGGCGTTGGGCATTGCCTGCTCGACTCGCTCTACGATCAATACTCCGGTGTTGAGCAGGACGCTAAGTGGAAAAGCGTCGAGCAAACACTTCAGCCAAAGGACAAGGAGGACTCTCGATGAGAGTAGTGGCTATGACACTAGCAATGTTTCTAGCGGCAAGCGGGGCTGACGCGCAGTTGACTACTGAGTCGTGTCAGACACTCTCGGAGTTGGCGCAGACAATCATGGGGGCGCGGCAGACAGGCGTGCCGCTGACGAACATGATTTCTC